CCCATAAGCTGACCATTACGTTGTGGACGTAGCTCTGAACTAATGTCAGCCGGGTATTCTAGTTGGGTTCCACAAAGAGAGCTCTCAAAAATACCCATGTCAGATGAGAGACCAAGCTTCTCCAAGATAATCTGGATGCACTGTTTTGTTGCATTCAAATTGAGATTATCTGTGGCGGCTGAATAGTCGCCGGAGACCCAACTAGGGGGCTCACACGTAAAGGCCCCAAGCTTGGCTTCCTTCTCTCTCATCTCCTCCAAATCCCCGATCTGAACTCGAGGGCGACCGATCAAAACCAACGGTCGGATTTTCCTAAGAAAATCATGTAGGGCACGACGTGGTTGTTCCATGAAGATGGCTTTTTTAGCATCTCCAGTGGTAATAACTCGTACCTTCAGAGCCTCGAGTAATCCAACTGCTCTCACGACATCCGGATCGCAAGTTACCATGGCCCGTACATCATGCCATGAAGGGAGGAGGCGACCATGAAGCTCTCGACCGTCAGGTCGAACATAATAGAGCTGGTCGTCCAGGATTGGCTCAGAAAACAAATCTGACCTCTTTCCAAGGTTATACTCTCGTATAACCTCCTCCCATTTACCGCCCAAAGAGCGGAGTGTGTTGTAACTTGCACCCCCAGTATCCTTCATCACGTTTCCGACCCGGAAAGACTTCAGGTTGGAAAGGATACGCCTCAGATGTGGTTTCAAATCCATCTTAAAGTCTGGAGCTTGTTTGCTCAGACCATCTCCATGAGACAAGAGTTGTTTCTTGACCATGGATTCTGAGGGGGGTAAACAGCCTCGTTTTACACCTTGAAGGATAGAATTCCATAGGTGTAGGTTCTTTTTGGACTTCGAATTAAGAAGATCCTTCAAGTACCTCAAGGCTGGCCCTGAAAAGGGCAAAATCCGGAGCGAATCATCAGGACTAGGTGGGAGCTCCTGCTTCAAATAACGAGCAATAGGAGCACATGTAACCCACTTTGCGCATTTCTCAAAATTGCGCCAGGAATACGAGATCCTGATGATTGAGGTTTGGCTTTCCCAAGGTAGGTGACAGAAGTTAGGTAGGTGGTCAAAAACCACATCCAAATATGCTCTTGAAAAAGCAAGAGCCTTCCTAACTTCCTCAAAGTCACCTACCCCCACACCGTCGATCCCTATCTTAGATAGGGAACAAGACGACGCCAAGCCCTTTGGCGAACGGTGTGATAAGAGTTCATCGAGCA